AATTAAATTTTAATTTAATATCAACAGGCTGATTATCCTTAACGTCGATAATAATTGGGTCATGTTGTTGTGATAAATAATTCACAAAACATTGATCCACAGGTGCAGTTGCATTTAGCAATGGGTCATATGCATTGACGTAAACGTCACTCAACATTCCATAAGGAATGTAAGAAATTAGGAATTTACCGTAATGATACGGAGTCCCAGAAAAAGTGATCCTAAGATTAAGATCACCTTTAAAATAAGCATAGTTGGACAATTTGCCGCGCACTGAGGGGTTGTCACTCCACAGCGCCCAGGGGCTATATTGCAGTTGCACGTCTGCTCCGGTCGCAATAGTTCCGTCAGTAAGACGTACAGGCCGTTGCAGAAAGTCTTGAATTTTGAATTGCTCGTCGTGTCCGTCTGAGAGACCACTGGGACTTTGTCCAAGTGTGTGTGACGAAGGCATTTCACCTGAGTGCTCTATTACTGTTTCCATAACAGTAGTATTTTGAGCTGGACCTGTATGAAGGTCACCGATAGGTTCGGACTCAGTCTTAATAATTTTACCACGTAATCGTTGTCTTACATCTTTTTGTCTAATCGCTTTTCGGCGACGAGATTCATGTATTTCAGCGGTACGTCGTTCTGCATCAACGGCAGCTTTAGCTCTTAACGCTTTATTGTAAAGAGTAAAGTATTGACGTTGATGTCTAAGTGATTTCATATGGCGTAACTCTTCAAGAGTTGCAGCATCGAATTCATTAATAGGTTCCGGAATTACCGGAGGTGTTTGTGTTTGTTGTTCAATATTATCCATAGTGTTAGTGTTCAATAATGTTCATAAGACAGGGTTGAATTTAATCTTGACAGAAGTCGCGTCGAGTACGCTAATAAAACGAAGACTTCATAATGGTCGCCCTGAATGAGATCGTTAACAGTGATCTATCCCGTGTCACTTAGAGTGTGACAGACTCAATAATAGTTGGGTACATAGACTCCAAAATTTGGTGATATGTTGGAAAGGCTCTCGCCATTTCCAATGCATCAACACCATATTCGGTTTCAATGGCTATGCACATTTTACGTTTAGAGACGTTCCAAGCAGGTTCATCCCGCTTAAGAGCTAATTCTCTAAGCATAGAGCCGCATGCATCAATAACTTGTGTCTTGATGTCAACAGCTTTAGAAGGTAATATGTATCCACATGACTTAACAATGGAATTATCACCAATAGGAGCTGTCCAATGATTTAATTCTCCATTCCAAACAAATGTTCTTTGTAAGAACGATAAATCTTCAAACGGCAGAAATTCTGTGATTGCACCATCTTTAATAGCTGGTGTAGCAATCATATCCATGTATTTAGCAAGATAATCTATAATAGATTTTTGGTTAAAGAATGATTTTACATCATCGGATACAGAATTCAACCCATCATCACCGTACGTTACAAGTACGCAATGATCAAGGTAGTCGAATGCATCATAAGGCATGTTGTTAAGTTCACATAGGTGATCAAAAGCATACATCATGAGACACGCATGGCGTTCTGAATTATCTTCAGCAGTACCATATTTACCTGATGGTTGATAACCACAGGTACGAACTAATGTGCCTTCAATGGCAATTAGTGGAAATAATGCGTCGGATTCAATCCCGCGCACCATATTAATAGCTTCTTCATCATAAGCGGTTTCCTGTCTAAGGAAATCGTATCTAACAGTAGAAGCCATGTAGCCAATATCAGTTGGCATACTGGTGTCAAAAGATTTGAAATCGATATCAAAATGATTTTTGTGAGTTTTTAAACGCTCAACTAAATCATCCACATCACTGGAGTGCATATTAATGCCTACAGCTGTGTCAAAAGCTACCGAATGTTGTACCATAAGTGAATACCATGGCATCAAAACTTGACGAGAACAAAGTGTATGATCAAAAGGTGACATTGCGAAAGGACGCGTAGCACCATCAAGACACTTTGAAAATTTACGTGGTTCATCCTTTAATTGGATGCCCACCATAGGGGATGCTAATTCATTACGTTGATAAGCTTCATAAGTTTCTAAAACTTGTTCTTTAACGTCGAAAATCGGCATTCTGCCATCAGGAGCAAAATCAAAACAACACTCTCGTGTAAGTTTTCTTTTATCTCCTGGCCAGGTAAAACCACCTGACGTAGACCATTTCATCGATCTACAATAAGCATTTTCGTTACTACCATTAGCAGCAACTGATAACGGAACGGGTTTGATATTTGCAATATCAACTCCACGTTCAGTAATCGTTTGTGAATGTTGGCTTTACGAGCTTCTATAACTCGTTGCATACGTTCTGGACATAATTGTCTTTTCAGAACTCCAACTTTCATAATAAAGTTACCTAATGGTGATTTAAATTCTCCATCAGGATTTCTAAAAGATCTCATTGGTGGTGCTCCAAATAAAGGATTACCACTTGGGTCTTCAATAGCTACTCCACAAGCATCTGGTAAATGTTTGAGAAGTTTGGTTTTTCTAAGGTTAGAATTTCTAACTCTAGTTTGTTGATACCCATGAATCTTACCATAATGTGTAAGAGAAATTGATGGGTAATAAGAAAGTGGATTCTGTGGTGTAGGTAAATCTAATTTATCTTCAGCGGAATCAAAAGTTCTAATAGAACCTTCACTCATTACAGGCATCAATGGATCTGATTTTTCCATTGAAGCAATAACTGGACATACTAATTCTTTATAAAGAGAAGAAGCATAACCATGTACATCAGCACCACCGGAGTGGATACCAATAAAATAGTTGGTGTTATTATAACAACCAATAATAGGGAGACCACAGTCTCCAATTGCATGTTTAGCAAATAGGTATTCATACCCATATGTAATGGAATATTTCTTTCCACTAGGGTGAGTAGTTGTAATACCTTGAATAGATTTAATTCTAGTGGTAATAGAATCATCATCTGTAACAATCTTACCATCAATTGAGGAGGTATAAATTCCGTAATTGTGTGTTGTTAAATATTTTTCAGGTAACACTTCGGTGAGGTCTTTCATAGGAGAAATACCTCTAGCGCGAAATATTACTAAATCTGTATTAGGAATACAGACATAATCACCCAATTTGCAAGAACCAAAAGTTTTGCGATCAGCGTGTGCATTAGGAGAATAAATAGTCCAATCAAAAGATGTGGCACCATTTAAAAGATGTGAATTAACCACAACATAATCTCCCTTCAACCCCAAACAATGTGCTTGTTCGTTGTTGATAATAACGGTGCGAATATTACTACGGTAAATGTTAGCAAATTTTGCTACATCATCACGCATAATAGAACGCTTAGTTGCTGAAATAGGAAGTGGTTTAGATAATTGTTGATCTAACCATTTCACAGTTTTAGCATTCTTCTGAGGAGGTGGTAGAGCGACTTTCATTTTGATTTCTAAATCATCTAAGTCACGATCCACTTCTTCTTCTGTTCTTTTACGAGCAGAGGAAATCATATTTCCTTCAGTAAGAGTAAGAGCACTTTTAGAAAGTGCATATAAGCTCATTAAAATACCAATTAAGGCAATATAAGGAGCATATTTTAC